TCGATAGAACTAGAACTAATATGCCAGCAATGGCTATGCCAGTTCAAGCGCAAGAAGAAATCCAAGTAACTGAAGCATCTCCTACGCAAGAAGGACTAACTAGTTTCATGCCTATGAGAGAGGGTGGTCGTCCACCTTCACCACCTTTTATATCAAAGAAACTACACGCAAAAAAAGCAATAAGACAAATTTCTAAAGACCTTTCTGAAGAAGAATTGTATGAGAGATTGATAGCAAGAGAAGCTATAGGAGAGGGTAAATTAGGAATGGCCTTAGTTGCTAGAAGCATAAATAATAGATATAATTTAATTAACAATGGTATTGTTAAACCAGGAAAATTTAATTCAAGTGGAGAAACTTTAAAAGATATTATGCTAGGTTCAGGACAGTATGAACCTGTTGGAACAGGTAAAGTTTTATCTCCTCTATCAAAAGCAGAAAAAGAAAAAGTAAGAGAAGCTATTTCTTTAGCAAATAATACTGAAAAGTTAACTGAAGAACTTAGAGAACAAGGTAAATCAGAACAACAAATTTCAAATTTTCTTAACTCTACTGGTTTTAGAACTTTAACTGCAAAAGATGATCCTAGCCAAAACATAAACAGAACGCAATTTAAAAGGCATGTTTTTAATACAGCAGGAAATGTGATATTTAATAATGACTCTCCTCCTTTACCTAGAAGGAAACCAATGACTCCTTTAGAAAAAGCAAAAGAACTAGATACACAAGCTGTAGCTAATCAAGAACAATTTATAAAAGGTATATCTGATATTTTAGGAGGCGGTAATAAAAAAGAATCTGGAGCAACAGGTGAATATATTGTGAAAGAGGGCGATAATTTGTTTACTATTGCTCAAGCTACAGGACTAAAACTTTCTGAATTAAAAGAATCAAATCCTCAACTTCGTGAACGTAAAGAAGATTATAGTTTAATATATGAAGGTGAAAAAATAAATTTACCTAGCACATCAGAAGATACAAATTTTCTTAGTGATATAAGTGCAGCCGTTGAAAGAGCAGGAAAAGCAGCAGCAAAGCTTAAAAAAGGCGGTGATGTGGGACAATATTTTGAAGGTCAGGTAGAAGGTAAGGGAGATGGTATGTCTGATGAAATACCTTTCCAAGTAGAAGGTGGTAATCCTGACTTTGCTATGCTCAGTAAAGATGAATACGTTATACCTGCTGATGTAGTAGCTATGCTTGGTAATGGTTCTTCTAATGCTGGTTCTGATAAGTTAGATGATTTTCTAGAAGATACTCGCGAAGAATCTTTTGGGAGAAAAGAACAGCAGACACAGATTGATGCAGAGAAAGGATTAAGTTCGTTAGCTTAAATGGAAGTTACAAAGATAAGGTCAAACTGTATAGAAATAACATGGCCGTATGTAAAAGACTTACTGGCTAAACCACTGAAAAGAAGTCACGGGGAATATAATTTAGAAGATATTTATAATTTATTAGTAACAGAAGTAATGGAGTTGTGGGTTGGACTTAACAAAGATGATGGCATTGTTGTCGCTGCAACAACCCAACTTGATAAATATCCTAATTATAATGTTCTTACTATTTGCTTAGTAGGTGCAAAGACAAATACAATAGATGATTGGTTAGACTACTGTGTGTCTGATGATTCTGACATGGTTCAATATGCGAAACAAAATAACGTAAAGCATATTAAAATAATTGCAAGAGATGGTTGGAAAAGAAAACTGGAGAAGTTTAATTATAAAAAATACGCCACCGTATTAACTAAGGAACTATAACAATGAGCATGAAAAATAAATTTAATAAGGTCTTGTCAGGCTTCTCTAATGAAGAGAAAGTATTCTTATATAACTTCTTGTATGAAGATTTGTCTGGTAAAGGTATATGTGGCGACACTGAACTTGCTCACGTTAACAAACATGAGATGGCTGTTCTTCGTTCTATGGGTGGCGCAGGAACAATAAACGAAAATACCAAGTGTGTGCAGTTCTTTGGTTCACCTCCTCCTGCTCCTCCAAGAGTTGTAACTCAACAACAGTCTAGAGAAATACCTGCAGAAATAAAACCATATGTACAAGAAGTTCTTACTGAAGCACAGGATATCTATCAGACAAGAAAAGGTGAGGGATATGTTCCTTTTCCAGGACAACAAATTGCTCCTTTTTCTCCTGAACAAGAAGCAGCTTATCAGCTTACTGCTGATCAAGTAGGACAAACAGCTTCTTTCACTACCCCTGCTGCACAATTGGCAGGATTAGCTGCTCTTGGTCCTTCTGATGCAGAAGTATCAAGATATATGAATCCATATGCTGCCCAAGTAATTGATAGAACAGAGCGTGAGCGTAGAAGAGCGGCAGAGCAGGAAAGACAGGCTGCGGCTGCAAGAGCAGTTCAGGCTGGTGCGTTTGGTGGTAGCAGAGAAGCTATATTAGAAGCAGAACGCCGCCGTAATTTAGAGCAGGGTATTTCTGATATAAGAGCAGGAGGATTAGCAGCAGCTTATGACAATGCTTTAAAACAAGCACAAGCACAAAGAAGAACACAGTTAGATGCTTCTCGTAATTTAACAACTCTTGGACAAGTTGCTCCTGCAGGTTCTGCTCAAGAAGCAGCTAGACTAGAAGCTGTTGGTGCGGCAAGACAACAGCAAGCACAGACTGAATTAGATATAGGTCAGAGAAGATTTTTAGAAGAAAGAACTTTTCCAGAACGTACTCTTACTCAGTATTCTCAATTTATCCAACCTACTCAAGGTGCGCTGGGTGCAGCAGGTACATTAACACAAACAACTCCTGGAGCAGCAAGACCTACTTATTTACAGCAAGGTCTACAAGCTGCTGGTACAGCTATGCAAGTTGCAGGTATGTTTGGTGGTTCAGACCCTAAAATAAAAACAGATATCAGTAAAATAGGAACAGACGATGCTACTGGTTTAGCAATGTATTCTTTTAGATATAAAGATGACCCTAAAACTTATCCTAAAGTTATTGGTCCTATGTCTACTGAAGTTAAAGAAAAATATCCTGAACTTGTATCAGAGGTTGATGGTATAGAAGTTGTTGACTTTGGTGGATTAGCATCTATTGCTAATACAAATAAAGAAAAAGATACAGTGGAATTAAAAAGTGGTGGGTTAGTTTCTCTTGCAAATGGTGGATTTATTCCTTCAATTGGTGGCGGTCTTGATTTTGATTATGGGTTTGATGAGGAAGATGATCCTGATCCATTTACTAAAGAAGAAGAAGAAGGACTTTTTGGAAAAGTTGAAAAATCTAAAAAAGTTGATTCAGATAGTAAAGGTTTTTTTGCGAATCTTTTTGAAAGACCTGATTTAAAATCTTCTGGTCCTTTAAAAGGTGATTCAGATATAACTAAGATAGGTAAAATTTTAGCGAGTGCTGGTGGTGAAAAACAAAAAGAAGGCGATACACTTCTTAGTGCATTATCAAGAGGTGCTTCTAAAGGTGTGAAAGGTATAGAAGATAAAGAGAAAGAAAAATTTATTAAAGATTTAAGTCGAAGAGATATAGCTGCAAAAGAAAAAGCAGTAGGAATAAAACAGGCTAAAGCTGCAGATTTAAGTACTTCAGAATTAAATAATTTAACAAAAATATTAAGTGACGTAGATAGGAATACTTCTAATGAGAATACCCAAGCAATAAGAGCCGCAATTGGTGCTATACAAGGTAAACAGGGAAGGAATGCAACTTTAATTAGAAATATATTAAAAGATTTAGGAATTGACATTGACAAAGAATTTAAAAAACCAAATGTAGTATTAGGAGGACCAAATCCAAAAGGAGGACCAAATCCAAAAGAAGATGTAATAAATATTAATAAATCACCATCCCTACCAACAAGACGATAATATTAAGTAATTAGCATGGCAGAAGAAGAACAAAAAACTGATACTATTCCTTATGAAGAGCTACAACAAATTCAGAATCCTGAAAATAAACGTGTTGTGGATGCAATGTTCTATACGGTACAAAATTTAAATCCTGATGAAAAAATAGAGTATGATCCTAAAAAAATAATAGACAGATTTTTAAATGAGCAAAGATATTTTGACGTTAACTTAGGTTCTACTATAGGTCAAGCAGCAAAAATAAAAAATTTTTCTGACATAGATAAAAAGTTATATCAAATAGCAAGAGATGGTGCAGCTAAATTACCTACTATTTTTGAAGAGGGTAGTGCGCCTGTAGGTACAGCAGTAAAAGATTATGTTCTTGCAGGTATATCTGACCCAACAAATCTTGCATCTATTTTAGCCTCTGGTTTTACTTTTGGTTTTGGAGGTGCAGCGGGAATTGCAGCAAAAGAGGCTGCTAAAGCTGGAGTAAAACAAACACTTAAAGAAGGATTAAAAAGTCAGGTAGCTAAAGCTAAATTACTTGCTCCTGTTATAGCTGTTGAAGGAGGGACTGCTGCTATTGGTGGTGCCACTCAAAACTATATTAAACAAGATTTAGAAATAGATTTAGATGAGCGAACAAATATTGATCCTCTACAAGTATTTACACAAGGAGCAATAGAAGGTGTTGCTAGTCCTTTAGCTGGTATTATTGGAGGCTATGCTTTAAAAGGTGCGGGAAAAGCTGTAAGTGGTACAGTTAAAGCTGGTATGAATACAGCATCAAAAATAGATGCGTTGGCTAATATAAAGACAAAAACAGATGACATAACAAATGTTTTTGAAAGATATTTTCTTCCTAGTTTTGGTTTAAAAGAAAGCACAGTTTTAAAGGCCGAACAAAATTTAGGAATGCCTACAGAACTAAAAGGTCTTGGTCAAAAATTAACAGAAAAATTAGATAATGCTATTGTTAAAGATTTTTCTGATATGCCTAGAGAAGAAGTTAATTCTTTATTTAATAAAGCTTATGAAGAGGGAATAAACTCAGAGGCTATAAAAACAATTAAAGCTAAAAGTCCAGAGTCAGGAGAAGTATTAGACGCTTTTTTAAGTAAAGGTGGTTTAAGAGATAGATCAATTCACTATGGAATAACTTCTGCTTTAGATGACAGGTATAAAGGTATATTTACTAAGAATGAAAACTACGTTAAAAACGTACCAGAAGCTTTAGCATCAAGAAAAAGATTAGAAAATTATTCAAGTTTTAAGAAACAAAATCCAAACATAATTAAAGATTTAAAGAGAGATATTCTTGCTTCTCCACAACTTGCTTATTGGAGAGATGAAGCAGAACAAATAGTTACAGGAATAGGTACAGAAAATAAATCTTTTAGATCCGATTTAAGCGAGTCTGTTATAGATAAAAAAGTAGAGGACATAGCTAAAAAATTATACTCTCCTAATATGTCAAGAGCAAAACAAACAGGTTCTTTAGAAGCTATAAAAACAGAACAACAGTTACCTACTTCAGTAAAGAAAGTTATAGGTTACAACAACAGACCTGCTTTACGAATAGGTGAAACAGTAAATGCTCTTGTTGATTTTGCAACTAAAGCAAACGCAGTAGATATTGTCTTCAAAGATACTCAAGCAAGAGGATTATCTACCGTAGCTAAAGACGCTGCAGAAGCAGCAGAAAAATTAGGTGTTGATAAAGTAATGCGTCTATCAGGTGCGATAGCTAAAGATGGTGTAACTCAAACTAAATTAGATGATACTGTTACTCAAATACCATACGCTATAAAATTAACTAAAGAAGGTAAAGAACAAAATATTCCTATACTAGATAGTAAATTTAAAGATGTTTGGGTTACAGCAGATGAAGGTAAAAAACTTAAAACATTATTTCAATATCAAAGAGGTGATGTTCTTGGAGAAAGTATTGGTGCAAATACTGCTTTAGCTAAAAATATATCTGGTATACAAGGTTCTTTGAAAGCAGGTAAAACACTTTATAATCCTCTTGCTATAGCTAGAAATGCAATAAGTGGTATGGGTTATGTTATGTCATCAGGAAACCTTAAAGGATTAATGGAACTTCCTAACTATTTTAATAAACTTGATGTAGGTTCTAAAGATAAATTAATTCAAGAATTTATTGCGGATGGTTTTCTAGACTCTGATGTTAGAATGAATCAAGTAATGAGAAGGCTTGGAGATGTTGGTGGACAAGATAAATATTTTAAAGAATTATTAAGAACATCTGGCCTATCTATTGCTGATGTTGGATCATTGAAACCAGGAAAAAAAGTAGCTGAGAAGTTACAAAAAGCTTTTGTGGCTGGCGATAATGTAGCTAAATTTCTTACTTATATAAGTGAGGATAAATCTTTAAATAAAATATTTGATGATTTTACACCACAACAAAAGAAAGTTCAGCTTAAACAATTGTCAGATACTTTTGGAATAGCAAATCCAAAAAAAGAAGACTATGTAAGAATATATAGAAATAGAAATACTAAAAATCTTACGCCTGTTTATTCTCGCGTTCCTGCTGTTTTAGAAATGATGCGAAGAGTACCTGTTATAGGTAACTTTACAGCTTATCCAACAGAGAGATTACGAAACACATATAATTTATTCCGAACTGCTGGTGATGAAATAAGAATAGGTGTTGAAACTGGCAATAATGCTTTAAGAAATAGAGGATTAAGTAGGTTTGTACAGTTTCAAGCAGCTAAAGCTGCTCCTTATACTGCAGCATATGTAGGCACGGCACTCTACAACAAAGAAGATGTAGAAGAAATATACGATAAACTTAGAAATCAACTCCCTCCTTGGGCAAAAGACAATGCTATTTTATTTTTAGGTAAAGATAAAAAAGGAAAAGATCAGTTTGTTGATCTAACTTATCTTGAACCAGATAGTCATTTATTAAGTCTGGTTATGCCCACAATACTAAAAGCATCTAGAGGTGAAGACGTATCAAAAGATTTAGACGATGCTGTTAAAGAAGCTGCTGAAAAATTATTTGAACCTTATATATCTCCCACTCTTTTTACAGAATTAAGTGAACCACTTGTATCAGGAATATTCAAAGGAGTTAAAGGTGATTATGAAGGTTCTGCTAATGATTTGTCTAGAGGTGCGCGTCAGATGGCTAAAGCTGCAATGCCAGGATACGCGAAGATGGCAATGGATATAACAGTAGGAGATACTAACTTAGCTAATTTAGTTATGTCTGATGAATCTTTTTCTGAATTAAAAAATACTATGTATGCTGTTCCATACAAACCTCTCGATGAAGAAATGTCAGTGGTTGATTCTTTATTTAAAAGAGGTATTATAATCCCTGGATTAAAATTACAAACTATTGATCCAGTAGAAAGTACAGGATTTGCTTTAGCTACAGTTAACAGAAGCATAGCTAGTGCTACAAGATCATTTTCTTCCAACTTAAAAAGAATGATTAGAGAACCTTCTTATAAAATAGATGTCAAAGAACTTTTAGAAAACTATGATGATATTCTTGCACAACAGTTTACTGCTCAACAAGAAGTTAAAAAAATATATCAAGATTTAGTTAAGGCTGAAGGAAGAAATAAAGCGATAAAAATTTTAAGAAAGTCTACAATTAAACAAGTTCTTCCTTCTAAAAGAGCATTACAAAATATTATTAATTCTAATAGATCAGTTCCTAGAACTTTATCTACTAATAATACATATTGGAGAGAAGTAATACTTGATTTAGAAAAAGACGGTTACAAAAATGTTCAGCCTTATATGGACTATTTAAGAAAAGAATTAAAAAAAGTAGAAAATTTTTACTTTGATCGTGATTTAGCTAAAGAACCACCTGAAATTAAAATAGGTTCAGACTAATGGAAATGGATGGGCAGTTTCTGTTCCAAGTAGGAGCAGTCATAGCTTCTTTGTCTGGTGCATGGGCATTAGTAAGATCACAAGTGCATACACTGAAAGCTAATCAAACTGAAATAAAAAACTATGTGGATGAATTAAACAGAGAACTGGATACAGCAGAGAATGCTGTGTCTGTTTTGAGAAGTCAGATTAAAGTTTTGGCAGATATTCTAAGTCCTGACAAGTTGAAACTTCAACACGAATGGCAGGGTGAAGTTACAGAAAAATTAAATCAAATGGAAAAAAATATTATAACCCTCCAACACATGCATAATGGCCGTCACCCCACTCTTGAAGAGATTCAAGTAAAAAATAAGTCCTAAAATTAACCGTACAGTACAGGTAAATAACCTCTTGGCTACCCCACTACCAAAAGATAGGCTAATTTTATGTGTGTTTGATTATCAGGCGCACAGAGGATTTATGCTATTTTAGTATATGACCTTCTCTAGATTCTAGGTATTCTTTCCTAACATTTCTTTTTGGTATAGAATCTATCTTTTCTCTTAGATGTTCTGTCTCATCAGCAACTTCTTCTTGTTCTTCATCCTCAAAGAAATCACATTTAAGAAAAAGTTTTGATGTTTCTTTCTCACCTAGAACTTCAAGGTACTTAATTATATCTTGTTCTATCTCAGCTATGTTCTTAGGTGCTTCATCTTCTTTAGCAGAACGTATACGAGACAATACCTCTAGTGCTTTAATAGCACTGTTCGTATGTCCATTATTCTTTGCATAGGTATATTGATTTTCTATTTCAGAGACAACATCAATGCGTGTCTCTATCTCATTCTCTAGTTCTTCTATTCTCTGCTTAACATCTTCTCGCTGCATAAGTCTATGACCCTGCGTGTGTGCAGAACCTTCAGAGTAACCAGCTATCTTAGCTGACTCTGTAGCATTACGATACATAACATATGCTTGACAAAATTTCTCTTGTCTTATTTTTAACTCAGCCATGATTAATTACAAAATGCATCCCAGGTTTGGTTATGTGCGAGTATACGTCTTGCAGTGCCGCCAGTAAGTTTATCGTTGTCAGAAATAAGAATAGGTTTTACCCAACTACAGTACGTCTTTCCTCCTCCAACGCTTCCGCAACTTGCTAACGACAGCATCATCAGCCATACGATCAATATCCTGTTCAATTTTATCTGCCTTCTTATTTTTTTCTATTGCATCCTCAAGTTCTTTTTTCTCTGCACTATTCTTACCTGCTTTATAAGCAAACAAAAATGGTAGTATTTTAGTGAAGATATTAACAACTGAGGATACAATAGAAGATATTATAGGCATTTGTTTCTAACCTTTATCTTTAGCTTTACCTATTGTTAGAGACAAAAACTCTACTGCTTTATAAATCTTACCCATAACACTGTCAGGGGAAGGTGTGCGTGTACCAGCAACAATAATACTAGCTATGGTAACAATACCTGTTATCGTGCTTAATATTACATCACTGTTATCTATAATAGTTTGAAGCATAATAAATCCTTTCTTAGGCTGCTTGTTTTTCTTCTATGAATTTAGTGTAGTGTGTTGGTTTACTTTTCTTAGAAAGTTTATAAACCTCAGATACTAGTGTATTCTCTCCATAAAAACTTACTATCATTTCAACTTGAGGATTATCAAACAACTTCTCACAGTCTTGCGCCATTGCAAGAAGTTCGCCAGTAGTCCAGAAATGACAATCGTTTATTTCTACCGGCATATACTTTGGTCTTACACCATCATCTAGTTTTTCTTTCTTTTGTTCATCAGTAAGACCTTCTATTGAACAATCAAAACCAAACAGGTGAAAGTTTCTAAATCCAAATATGTGCATCATGCCAATCGCTCTCATTGCTGCACATGTACCGCCACTAACAAATGTAGCACTATCTTTATCTATATTTAACTTGTAGTCTATCTCTACCTTACCACTTACTATATCAGCAACAGCCTGAGAAAAAGCATGCCACCCATACACGTTCTTTGTTCTATCCATAATAAACTTAGTAACACTAGGATCAGTCATGGATGCAATAAAGAATTTAGTAACTGGATCTATCTCTTTAAATAACTCTGTTCGCACAATACCATGAGTACTTGTCCCAGTTATCGGGCGAGGGTCAAGTATAACACATGCCCAAGGTTGAATACCAGCCTCTAAAAGTAGTGGATAACTGTGCTTTACACATACTATTTTAGCATCATACTTCTTTTGAACAGCTTTTAATTCTTTAAAGTCCATAGAAGGACCAGCAGATGCTATAATTATATGTTCATTATTAACGTCACAGTTTTGAACAAAGTTCCAATCTTTTATCAATTCAACATTATCATTTATGTTGTCTAATATTTCTTCTTTAGGTACACAGTCTTTAGGCTGTACGATGATAGGTGTTCTACTTAAAGACTTAGGTAAGTCAGGCAGATCATCAGTCTTTAGCCTAACCATAAGATGTACTGTCCCACCATCTTTTACTCTATCTTGAGAAGGTAAAACATAGACTCTAGAACTTTCTTTCATTGTTTCTAGTAATCTATTAGTCCCCAAAAACTCATCATCAGGAATTTTATCATCTACATCTTTACTATAATAGTCATCAAATACTACAACAGGAACATGAATTAAATTTTCGTAATCAGACTGAACAGTTTTTTCACTATGACCACCATCTATAAAAGCAAAGTCTGCCTTCTTTAATTCTTTCTTTGCTCTAGGCATAGTTTCTTTTGAGTCTCCTTTAAGAAGGGTAAAGGTAAATTCTTTTTTATCTTCTTCCATCTTAGCAGCAAACTCTTCAAGTCTTTTTACTACAGCATTGAAGTGGTTATGTGGCTTTGTATTCTGTTCTACTTTGTCTGTTTCATCACTAGCATCTTGAAATAAATCAAAACCTGTATAGTGTACCTTGTCATGGTTTTCAAAAGCAGCTAAAGCCATCTCTATAGCTCTACCGCCATTCCAAGTACCCGTCTCTACAATTCTTCTTGGTTTGTAATTTCTAATAAGTTCTGCCAACTGAGCATATCTAGGAAGATTAACATCAGCAGTGACTTCATTTTTATCTATATTGTTTTTTAAATTACCTTTATAGTGAACCATAAACTTAGCAAGATTAGACTGAGGAAATACGGCTAGACCAGTAGCACCCTCACTCAGGTTATGTACCTTCATACCATGCGCTGCATATATTTTAATAAACCTGGTCATAATAAAAGCATCAGTCCATTCTCTATAGGCTAACACTTCTCCTATGTCATAGCATCCACGTATGTCAGCTAAGAAAAAATGACTGTGCATTGTATCAAGATTAAATCCAATAAACCCTGTCTCACTAAAGTCTATGTCTGTTCTACCTAAGTGTATTAGGTCCGAGTCTTTAGGAAATGCTTCAAACAAAAGTTCTTCAGACAAAGGAGATGTTGTAAGGACATCTGCGTCCATCCATATAAGCCAGCCGCCCTGCGCTTCATTTTCAGATACTTCCAGAAAGTAGTCTGTTAGTGCATAAACTTTGTGACAAAAACGTAAGGCATCCATGCGAAAGTTATAAGGCATCTGACCGTTAGATGTACCGTCATACCCTTTCATCTTCTCTAGAAATTTAGTTCTATCTTCTACCTGATCTAAATCTCTATACTCAATAATCGGTGACTGAGGAAACTCTTTCTTTTGTTCTTCAGTTACAGTGTCGTAATAGACAATAAGTTTTAAATCTTCTGCCCAATGCTCAACTACAGACTCAAGCATCTTTTTTGCATATACATCAAAGTGTCTGCCTGAAAAAGATGTTACAAATCTAACCATTTCTTTTTACCATCTCTGAATAAATCGCTGACCATTGAGCGGCATGTTTATTATCTATGCTTCTCTTACCATCCCAGGTAGTGTAGATAGGACCGCCTGTAGTAAAGTGTACACACTTAGGATTTATATTTTCAGATGAGTGACCATCTAACCAGTTCCATTCCTGGGGTATAGTCCCTATAAGATTGTTTTCATACTCTCCTTCAAGAAAAGAAAAGCTATGTAACCAGGAACCATTCTTTGTGTTTACATCATGCACAGTAAAATCTTTAAGTGCTTCATGCCCACAGTTCCACATGACAAAACTAGACCAGTTTTTTCTGTTGTAGTTAGATTGAATACGGCCATCCATTTTTAAGCCGCCTTCTGTAACATGATTATGTTTTACACAACTAACGGCAAATGAAGGATCACAATACTTCTCAAACAATTCAGATATGTCTGACCTGACAAACATGTCACAGTCCATAAATAAAGCATACCCTTCAAACTGATTTAAGAAAGGAACAAGAAAGCGCGTAAAACTAAATTCAGTTGAGAAGGGTTTACCATCAAAACAATCTACAAACTGATTGTCTTCATTAATATCTTTGGACCTAAAATAAAGTCCTGCTCTACGAAGATTGCTTTGTTTTAATGGGATAATATCTACAGGATGATTTGTACTTTTTCTTATGCTGTAGGATAAAACATCGAAATAAGTTTTTTCTTTATCGTCATACCCTACATATATTTTGTATGGTTTATTTAACATTATTTTTATGATAAGGGGTGAGGACAATACCCCACCCCTATATACTACCTATTCTATTGGAATTACTTTTTTATGTTGATCGTCAGCCTTCATTTTTAATTTTACTTTTAGCAGACCATCTATCATTTCTGCGGCAGCTACAACATAGTTAGGGTTTAAAGAAAATGTTCTTTTAAATTTTCTTTTAGAAATATTCTTTACCACAATAGCATCAACAACTTCTTCTGCTAGTTCTTTCTTATTATAGAAATCACTAGAAGCAACAGTTAGAAAACCATCTCTTTCTTCTACTGTTATATCTTCTTTAGAATATCCTGCTAAAGCAATCTCTAAAATATATCCGTCATCTCCATCTTTAGAAATATCATGGAATGGGAATGTGGTTGCATTATCTTTGTGAAAAGACAACATTGGTGAAGAAAGATAATCTTCAAAACCAACACTAAAGTTTTTCAGTAACTCTTTTACGTTGTCATTTATAGAGTGTAGTGCATTTTTATTATGAGTTTGTAATAATTCTATATTCATTTTATTCTCCTATTAAGCGAGATTATATAGCACACATTATGTCATGCTGTAAAAATACTACTATATAAACCAACCGTAGTCAAGAGAATTTTTTACCTCTAAACCAACAAGTCATAGCACATCTTTCACCAACTTTTACTTTAGTTACTCTGTGAAAAATAAAAGATGGGAAGACAATGATGCTACCTTTTCTTCTCATTTCTTTTACTGTCTTAAATCTATTAGATGCTTGAGGATGAACAAAGTTTTGTACCTGGAAGTCGCCACCTTTAAACTCGTCGTTCAGTGTGATTGATACAGCTAATTTTCTAAAGTAAGGATCGCTTTGTTTTTCTACGCCTGTATCAACGTGCCAATCATAGAATTGATTCTTACCGTAGAAAGATATTTGAGGTACTTCAAAAGAAGTTAAGTTAAAATCCCAGCCAGCCTTCTCATTAGCTATGTCTACATATAATTCTAATATTTCTGATAACTCAGAGTTAGCTAACCAAGCAACTCTGTTGTTCCTTATTTCAGATAATATTACATCATCACCATCTTTAGAAACTTCAGCCTCTTTTGAATCTAATTCTCTTGCTACATTTACTATACCATTACAAAATTCTTTTGGTAGCACCTCTTTAAAGCAGTAATATGTTAACATCTATACCCCACAACTACCACCATGACCTGTAATGTCACAGATATCGTGAGTTTCTACACCCTCTTCAAACTCTTCACCTAGTTTATCTACAGCTTCAGAGTAAGGTACATTTGTCAGAGGCTGTCCTCCACGGCATGAGTCAGGATATACAGTAAATCCTCTTAACCTATTAGCATATGAAGCAAGAGTTTTAGTAAAGTCTTTTACTGTGTCTTCATTGTTAAGCTTGCTACCCCACGCAGGTAAATTAATTGTAGATGAGATAGACATATCCACGTAGTCTTGTACGTCAGCCTGAAACTTTATTCTACGTTTGTAGTCATCAGCAAGATCAAGAGCAGACTCAATCTTTTCTGGTTTAGTGCCATAAATATTAATAAGTTCCTGTGCTGCACTATCAACCACGTACTGATAATGCCATCTAGTCCCGCCTTTTAAATATCTGCGCTTATAGGCCACAGCAAATATAGGTTCTACACCTGTGCTTGTACCAGCAAGAATACCTATTGATCCTGTTGGTGCAATAGCACGATTAGCAACAGGTCGGCTAATACTAAGTTGATCTGAAAAATTTTGAGATGTTGAATCACTAACACCTTTATATACGGCTAACCACTGATGTAATTCATCGGTAACTTCATATTTAGAATTACGTTTAATTAACCACTCATGGATGCCCATCAAACCAAGACCAAGCCTACGATTTTTTTCTCTTACTTTGTAAACTTTTTCATAGGGTAGCTTTGCTCGTAGTGTGCCGCACAAAAGAAACTTTGTAGCAAGTTCTACTATGTCGCTAAGTTCTTTAACACTTTCAATACGTCCAAGATTTAAAGATCCTAAATTACAAACGTCCGAGTCTGTGTCCGAGCAAACTTCGGTGCAAGCGTTGCGAAGTGTTTCGTTTTCTTTATCAAAGAAGTTAAAACTAAACCCAGGTTCTGCTGTACTCAAGGCTTGCTTTACATTTTTTTCAAAGACTTCTCCTGCATCACCTGTCCGTAAATATTTTAGTAGCCATTCAGTGTCATAGTTAACACTAATGTTAGTCATATCTAAGGGTGCATTAAAATTAAAATCTTGCTCTTTAATCTGACCAATACTAAATCCTGTGTCACCTACTGGCATATCATACCAGTTTTTACATTCAAGAAACTTATGTATGTCAGGATGCTGCCAGTTAAGACTAGCATATATAGCAGACCGTCTACTACCGCCCTGCATGACACGCCTACCAATCTCGTTGACCATCATCATCTTTGGTATAGGTCCAGATGCAAGACCACCAGTGCCAGCCAGGATGCGTCCTTCTTCTCTATATACAGAGTAGTCTATTCCTATACCACCGCCTGTCATTAAACATGATTCTGACTTCCAAGAAACATTCGCCCAATCTTCTCTTGTATCTTCTTCTGCTTTCAGTAAATAACAATTATTAAAAAACTTATTGGTGCGTCCAGCATAGTATAAATATCTACCACCTGGGATAAATTTTAAATCTGTAATGTAATTGACAAGATCATCTTTTTCTTCTTTGCTCATCTTGTCTTGGCAAACATCTTCAACAAGAACTGTAGCTAAACTAGACCAAGTTTCGCAACCTGTATGTGCATACTTGTGTTTGAATATATCTTCGCTAAATTTAGATCTGAACATAGGGTTTTCATTAGATCGAAACTGGGGCATAAATTATTTTCCTTCTTCTTGCTCGTCGTGAATGTGAAGCATAATTATTGCATAGTGAATTACCTTTAACAAATCTTTTCTATTACGCCCTTCTTTTTTTCCGTATCTTTTACAGTATTTCAAGATGTTACCAATACAAAAACCTTCACCATAACCAGCATCAAGAATTACATCTGTAGCCTGATATTTGTCTTGAGCATAATGTTGTTCGTAAGTTGCATCAATATATTTTTGTATCTCTTCGAGGTAATGGTCTTCATAAAATCTGTACATTATATTTATCCTAGTTAAAAGTTAGCACAGTATTTATTCTTTTACGAACAAAATCAATCTCTTTTGACTGTAAGACTTTGTATGCAAATGATCTTACATAATCAGGATCAACATCTGCTATGTCACATACAGTCATAAAGTCATCGGCAGTTACGCCAACAGAACAGAAAAACCAAGACATTGCTGTCTCTCTAGCTATGATTGCTTCAGTTGACTCTCTAGGTGTTTTTGGTTTAGTAGCATCAAGCATAGCCTGTAGTATAACACTTAGAAATAGTATTTGTTCTGGATCAGCTTTTCTTTTTTTTATTATTTCTTCTAGGGACAGAAGAATTTTTGTTTCTTTTTTTTCCACTTATCCATCCTTCAGGAACACCATCAGACAACTTACAAAATAAAAACTCATGTTTGTTACACCAGTCAGCATAGGTTGATTTAGCGCCTTTGTAAAGCTTAGAATTAGGGTTATTAAATACAAATCTAACATCCAAATCTGGATTACTCTTTCTAAGAAATAGATGTTTTTTTCTGTCATCTAAAGTAAATCTACCTTTAACTTCAAGAACAATACCATTATCAAGAACGAAGTCAGGCAAGTACTTTTTATTTTCAATCCATATGTATTTAATAAAATATGGTTCAAACTTAAATGAAACTTTTTTATCTTCTAAAAAATCATTTGTTATCTTTTCTGATTTAGATCTAAACCTAGTCATATATTTCCTCTACATCAGGCATACGCCCTATCCTGGTTAAGTACCTCGGACCAGTAGAGTAATTAAATTTTTTAAGTCCTTGACCGCCGTTAGAATCAGACCAGCAATCGCGCTTATAAGAACAATACACACAGCCAATATGAAGCTTATAGTTGCCAGACTTACCATCAGGAATATCACCATAACAGCGAGGGGGAGGCACATCAGATTTAACAGTCTGTTTAAGATACTCAATCCTTTCTTCTGCATTTATCATCTCCATAGAGTGTACAGGACAATAACAAATTTCACCTGTTGATTTATCTATAGCTACAAAGCCAGCCTCATCTGAGTTGTTTGCTTTTGCGTAAGCAGATAGTTGAGCAATGTATCCGAAAGGATCATCAGAATGTATTGTT